AATTGATGCTTTCGATAACCTGGCGGCGTTCCTTTGTTGTCTGGTGTTCGCCAGAAACAGCGCTTGCTGCAACACGACCGATCTCTGCTGTAGCATTCAACACGTAATGAGGCATTTTCTCGCTGGCAACTTCGTTCAGCGGCACGCATGGCAAGCAATGGATTTGCGCCAGAAATCCATCAACCAGCGTTGAGTCCTCGGTGAGATCCGTCAGCAGCCAAATTTCAGGTGCCGTGAGTAGATGCGGTTGCTCCGGGTTCAGTTTGTTGCGCAGAGTCTGGACGTTCATGCCTGCGCGGTCGGCCAGCTTCGCCATATTGTGACGCAGTGCGAAAGCGCGGCAGGCTTCATCAAAGTGTGGATGTTTGGAAATCTTATAATCAAACATGTGAGCCTCTTAGAAAGTTCTCATAATTGAACTTACTGACCAACAACAACGCGGAAGTTGGAATGACCTAGGGACTCACGAACCTGATCGGTTTTGTACATCAAGTAACGAAGACATACACGCCCCTTGTTTTTCTCCTTTTTGACCATGTATTTAGCCAATTGGCCATGGTGGATTTTTTGATAAACAGAACCGCGGGAAATGCCTTCCCATTCCGCGAACTCTGCAGGTGTAGCCATCTCTTTTGGTACACGAATTGAAATATCGGTGCTCATAGTGCAGTATCTCTCAGTTAAGGTTTGGTTTATGTCGTTTTATCTTGTTTTATGCGATTCAATAATTGAACAATTGAGATACTACGATCCAATATTTGATACGTCAATAGGATTAAGAAATGATACAGGTGAAAGCTGGCGAGAATACAGGGGGTAGAGAGGCTATCCATAGGTTAATGGCTGCCTATGATTTTAAGTCCAGGCAGCAGCTATGCGATCACCTAGGCGCATCTAAAAGCACTATGGCTAACAGATACTTAAGAGACAGTTTCCCTGCAGAATGGGTAATCCAATGTGCTCTTGAAACGGGCGTTTCTTTACTCTGGCTTACCACAGGTCAAGGTGAACCCGGAACAAAAGTTGATGATAAAAAAAGTATCAATTTCGTGAACTCTGGCAAAGTAAAACCTCTTTCTGAACTTGTATCGCCCGAGATCGACAAGGTTCATCTCATGGGAGGTTCGCTGGTTGAAGCCGGGAAGGCCATCATTGATAGCAGCCTGCTTCCATCTGACTCACGCGAGCTGCTTCTGGTAAATACCGCTGGCGATTCATATTTAGTTGACCGTACCCAGGCACCACCAGTGAATGGGATGTGGTTGGTCGATATCGACGGGATAAAAAGCATTGTTAAGTTAACTCGTCTTCCGGGAAACAGATTAGTTGTGCATCAAGATGATTCTTCGTTTGAATGCAGCCTGGATGATATCGAGGTAGTTGGCCGCGCATTGAAAATCATTAAGAGTCTTTGATATGACGATCAGAAAGCAGCCGAATGGAAAATGGTTGTGCGAGTGCTACCCGAACGGGCGTGACGGCAAGCGTGTGCGTAAGCAATTTGCGACAAAAGGCGAGGCTGTAGCATTTGAAAACTTCACCATGGATGAAGTAAACAAAAAGCCATGGCTGGGTGAAAAGGAAGATCGACGACGTTTGTCAGAACTGATTGAGCAGTGGCACTCTCTGTATGGCCAGACGCTCGCAGACCCCAAACGCCTGATGGCGAAACTGAACATTATCTGCAATGGTCTGGGCGATCCTGTCGCCTCTGAGTTAACCGCCGGTGACTTTACGAAATATCGTGAAGCACGGTTGAAAGGTGAGGTACGTAACGAAGAAGGCGCGCTAATGTCGCCAGTAAAACCACGCACGGTGAACCTTGAACAGCGTAACTTATCATCCGTTTTTGGCACCCTGAAAAAGCTGGGCCATTGGTCAGCTCCTAACCCACTAGCTGGGCTTCCAACATTCAAAATCGCAGAGGGGGAACTGGCGTTCCTTGCCCAAGACGAAATTAAACGCCTGCTTGAAGCCTGCGCTGACTCTCAAAGCTCCAGCCTGTTGATGATCGCAAAAGTATGCCTAGCCACCGGCGCGCGGTGGAGTGAAGCCGAAAACCTGCAGGGCCATCAGTTATCGAAATACCGGATCACCTACACCAAAACCAAAGGCAAGAAAAACCGAACCGTACCGATATCTCAGGATCTGTATGACGAACTCCCCAAAAACAGAGGGAAGTTATTCACGCCATGCAGAAAAGCTTTTGAGCGTGCAGTAAAAAGAGCTGGCATCGACTTGCCTGAAGGCCAATGTACTCACGTGCTGCGCCATACCTTCGCAAGTTATTTCATGATGAATGGCGGTAATATACTTGTTCTTAAAGAAATTCTTGGGCATGCCGATATAAAGATGACTATGATCTACGCACATTTCTCACCAGATCATTTAGAAGATGCAGTTACCAAAAACCCGTTGAATATGATTACATTATGAAAAATAAAATTATCACTTTAACTTTTTTATTATTACTATCCATAGTTGCAAATACTTTTACCATATATTATGGTTTTGAGATAGCGTTCTTAACGGTGGCAATAGCCTCACTATTTACAATAATAGGAATATTTTATTTTTACGGGTGGTTTGAGTTAAATGACAATAATTTATTTAAACAACCTTTATTTATAGCTTCTATCCTATTGCCCTTTTTCTATTTTATTTTGTTCGGTTGCTGGGCTTGGAGAGATCATAGTTTACAACTGTCAACCGACGGATTTGCAAATTTCCTTAACATAAGTAAACTTCCACTGCTTTTATTAGCTTCGTCAGTGCCACTTGCTTCAATAGTAAATAATATTCATAGGACTATTCAAACTGAATCACAGATTCAATCAGCTAAAGTTAAAAACAATGCAGACGCTTATTACTCTCATTTAAAACTATTCATCGAAACGATTAGTTCATTCCCTACTTTAGTTCTTGAATACATCCCCACGCAGACTGATCGGACAAGACATGTGGCTGCTGAAGTGGCTAGCCATGCTTATATAGAATCAAGTGAAAAAGTGAATACTTACGAAGTAAAGATTGTATTTCCTCACAAGCTTTATAATAATTTATTTCAATCTTCACAAAATACGGGTGCAATTTATAGTCCTTCTGAGAAATTTACGCAAAAAATCATATATGCTTGGAATGAACTTGATAAAGAAATTGTTGGTATCAAAAAGGGTGATTTGAAGTCAGAGATAGTATCTTTAATTTCTATTGATCTTAAAATTATCAAGCTTATGAACCTACTTAAAGTTAACACTATACAAAGGAAACACTCTTACATCTACAATCACAATAATGAATATGTATTTAATACCACCTATTTTTCAGAACCTGAAATCAAAGCTGTAGTTTATTGGCTTTATAACATCACATCCGATATTTACGATCTGGCTGGAAATAGTCAAATATTAGAAAACAAACACCAACGTCTGCTAAAATATTTACAGTCAGAAGAAAGAAGGTTCTCCAAAACCACTTTCCAGCAGACCAAGGAGGTTTATGCTAAGCCTCCTTATATGAACATCCTTGGCGGCAAAGTGGCGACAGAGCATTAAAAACGCATAAAATGGTCAAACACCAAATAACACTAAACCTCTGTTTTTAAACGTAATATACTGTTTTCATTGTAATAAAAATAATATGTAGAAATTTCGGACGCGGGTTCAACTCCCGCCAGCTCCACCAAAATTCTCCATCGGTGATTACCAGAGTCATCCGATGAAGTCCTAAGAGCCCGCACGGCGCAAGCCCTGCGGGCTTTTTTGTGTCTGTGACTGTCCGAGACGATCCGCCTGCACCCAGTAAGAAAGCTCCCTAACATCACTCATATCGCATTGAAATAAAAGCAAAAATATAATAACAAAAGCATAGCTAATAATTAGTACAAAGACCTTTTGCCGAGAATGTGCTAGAAATTTGTTCAACGCATCTCAGAGCCAATGACAGGAACAATGAGAAATTTGTTCATGGAGATGGTGCGCTCTCGCAGCACTCCACTCGGACGAGCAATGGCCGAACGTATAAAAAGCGAGGGTAAGACGCTTAATGAGTTGGTAGCAAAAAAAGCGAAAGCTTTATTCGGCCCGCAGGC